CCATAATATTCTTGAGGACCTGCTTTAATAAAGTCTGCTGTACTTAATGATTCATCAAATGTAGGGAATCCTGTTCCTCCATCTGGATCAAAGTTAGCTGTGTCGTATATTGCTGGAAATGGTGCACCCTGCATAGTATCTGTTGGCCACCAGTAAAGCATCAATGCTCTTGCACGGTTTCCTGCTGCTAAATGATCTCCAGATGTTGCAGAAGCAGTCATAGGCGCTGCCTTTACTGGTTCATACTTAATGTACTTGTATCTGTGATCATCAATTTCATTGTCTAATATAAATCTATGTGAATCATATGACCAGACTGAAGTCTGGAAATCAGATGCGTATGTAGAAATTTGTGAGTTAAATCCTAAGAAGCTTGGGCCATCCAATGTTATTATGCCAATTTTCTGTATGTCTAAATCTCCATCAATCCAGAGTTGGACACGCTGGTCATCCCATCCAGATTGAATTACAATATGATGCCATTGACCATCATCAATTCGTTTATTTCCAATTATTGAAGTTCCAGTTGTAGTTTCTTTATAATGAGAAAGTGGTGCTGATCCAATTGCATTTGTTGCTTTTAAGAATAATTTACCATCAGATAATCCAAATGTTGTAGCGGTTGCTTGAGAATAAAGGAATGAACGAGTTCTTCCATATGCAATAATTTGATCTGCTTTAGTTGTTTTAATAGATAATTCTAAGCTAAATGATGTATTTATATATTCTGAACCTTCGTACCCAGTTGTAATATTATTAAATCTTACTGCCTTACGCTCATAAGAATCAAAGTATCCAGTTGAAATAATTGGTGTATTAGTAGAAGGATTAAAGTCTCCAACAACATTCATTGTTGGACTAGTCTCATCTAATACTGTTCCGTCTGTTGTAATTGTAGTTGTTAAATTGTTTGTTACTTTTCTATTTGCCAATGGTGTAGACAATGAAACAGATGAGGTTACATCATCAAATAATTTAAGAATTGCTTCACCCTTTCCACCGTTTGCAGTTGTAAAATTGTGTTTTTGTGAATGTTGGCTATAAAGGGTGTCATACCATTTATCATCAAATAAGTTCTTATATGCTGGTGGTAAAACCATTGCTGTTGAAGCTACCATAGGTTGAGCTAATACTAATCCGCCTTGTGTACTGGCAAATGCTGGATTTACAAATGTTGCATTTGTAGCAATCATTGGACTTGCATTCCAGAATCCTGGAATTAATACCTGTGGATTTACAAATGTGGCAGATCCATTCATGTGGTCTGCACTATGTCCATCGCCAATATTATATTGAGGCATATGGAATAAACCAGAAGCTGTTCCTGGATCAGCTGCTACGTTTACAGTTGCTGTTGCTGCAAAGTTAGGTGTTACTGTAGTTGCAAATGCTGTCATAGGAAGAATTGTAGGAGCCACAGTATCTTGCTGTGTAGGATCTGCCAATAATGCAGATACATACATTACTCCTGGATTAATTGTTGGACCAAATCCAGCTACTCCAACTGGAGTTGCAAATGTAGCATTTGTTGCATTAGCAGGGTCTACACCAATCTTTTGCCACATTTCAAATACTTGAGCATCAGTTAATGCATAATCAAATACTTGTACTTCATCAATATTTTTATCTACAGTTGCAGCGGATGCTCCAAAGTATGTTGTTTCTAATCCACCAACGGCATATGAACTAGTATTTGATTGTGAATATCCAGTAATGGTATTTGTTCCAACTGATTTACCATCTACATAAAATTTTAGATCAGTTCCATTTCTTACCGCTGTAAATAAATGGTAGTTGCCATCATAATATCCAGTTCCTGCATTTATTACTTTCCAGTTTGCCTGTGTAAATGTTGGTGTTACTGCAAATGTCGGTCCACCAGCAGTTGCTGTAATAGATATACCTGGGTTGCTACCAAATTGAGCATCTGTGTAATAAATTTGAGCATCTGATCCAGTTGCAGCTGCCATTTTTGCATAGACTGATACAGACTTTGTATTATCGCTAAATCCAGATGTAGAGTGATTAAATGATCCAGTTATACCAGTATTTTTATTTGTAAAGTTATATCCTCTAGTATTCTTTGTGGAAACACCAGTTGAGTAGCTACTTCCAGATACTTCAACTGTATATGAAACTGTTGTACTTGTTGAATAGTTTACTGGGGCACCAGTTCCATCAAATCTAAGATCTAAGACTGGGTTTAATGATTCAATATAATCATTATAAGCATTGTTATTTGTAATCTTTGGTTCTACAAATCCTGCTCCACCTTGAAGAGTTCTTGTTCCAGCATTCCATATTGCTGAAAGCTTTGTATGATCTATTCCTGAATATGTTCCAATAAATGTATGGGCTAATTGCCAATTGTATGTATCTCCAGAACTTCCTGCACCACCAAATACCATGTTATTAATTCCAGATATTGTTCCAGATGTTGTAGTTGTATAAACCTCAACACCATCTAGATAGAAGTATAGGTTTGTTCCATCCCATCTAATCGCACCAAAATGCCATATGTTATCATTATAAGTTGCTGCTGTTGTAGTATGTTCATATGTTGCACTTGATGTTACTAAACCAAATCTAATCTTTTTATCAATTGTTCTTATATAAATTTTTTCTGAAGCGCTTACTGACATGTTCATTATGGATTTAAGATTAGTAGTTAAATCTGATCCAAACTTAAACCATGTTCCTGTTGTAAAGTTTGAATCGCTTATTTCAGTTGAAAATACTGTTGAGGTATTTGTGTAGAAATATCCATTTGCAAAGTTTGCTGGTAATTGTAATGATGATCCTCTATCTGGTCCTTCTCCTACTTTTCTTATAAGAGTTCCAATATCTGAGAATGTTGCTAGTCCACCGCTTCCAGAGTTTACAAATGGGTATGAATCAAATTTATACCATTGTTCTGGTGCGGCTGTATTAGCCATATAATTCTCTAAAGAAGTTTGAATATTAAAGTTAGATACTGCAGCTTCTGCAAATAATGAAGATGCTGTAGATGGATCAGCTGAAACAGTTTTATTGTTTTGTGCTGATATTGTTGGCTGTACAAATAATGCTGATGCTGTTTTAGCATTTGCGGTAATAATTGCAGGGAACCCAAGAGCAATATGCTCACTAATTGTTGTTGATGATAAAGTTGTATTAAATACTGCTAATTCATCAAAGTTACCTTTAACACCATTTCTTGTAGTTCCACCAGTTGTTTGCTGCATCCAATACTTTACATCATTATCTTTATTTATATTTCCAGAAGATGAAACAGTACTTACTAATGTTCCATTTATATAAAGTTTAAAGTTTGTTGCATCATGTGTGAAAGCAAAATGTGTCCATTGATCATAAGATAATGTTATTGATGAACTATCTACTTGTACAGTTCCAAATATAGATCCAAGATATAGTTTATCTGTTTTTTGTAAAAATATTCCTGTACCAGTAGTACCAAAATGCAATAAATACTTTTGACTTGTATTAGAAAAATCTGTTGATGCTACCTTATACCAACCAGAAATTGAAAATACTTTGTTATCAAATATTGCTGTATTATCAGAGTGGTTAAATCCATAAGCATTGCTATTATCTGCACCAACAGATATATATGGTGTATTTGTAACTCCACCTGTTGAATTAAATACGTTTGAACCACCTACTGATATTGTGGGTGTTTCAGAACCAGTATTATTTACTCCAGATCCATTAAATTGAAAATAATAGACTGGATCATCTTGTTGGACTCTATCTGAATATAATGACATAAAAATAGGCTGCTGGCGTTAAGCCGCAGCCCTTACTCCTAACAAGTTAGTTTCTGGGGTAATACTTGAAATGCTTGTTCCGCCTACTGAAATAACTGGAATAAGAGAGAAGCGAGAGACAACTGGAGAACTAATGACTATGTCAATAATGTTCTCTACAGATTGTTTTGACTCCACTATTACAGCGGCTGCTGTTAGTGGTCCCGCTTCTACTCTTATGTCCATATGTAACCTTAAGCTACAGTGATACGCACAATACCTGTGCTATCCCATGTAATTGTGAAGTTACCATTTGTTGAAGATTGATCTGAACCGAAGTCCACATAACCAATCAATGCTGATGTTGAAGCAGTACCTGTTGAATCATAAACAACTGCATAACGTGCAGTAATTGTTGATGATGCCCAAGTAGTATCTGCTGCATCTAATACGATTACGTTATTAGCGGAATCATATGTTACAGTCTTTGATGCCAGAGTGTTTCCACCTGCTGTATAACCAGTACCTGATACTTCGTATGTCGAAACATCGTTGAAGTAATCATGTGCATCTTGATCTGGTGTGTAAGAAGAAGTTAGAAGAGCTACCTTGATGGTATCTGTATCATAATCTACTTCTTTGTTAAGGGCTTTTACTAGAAAGTTACCGTATAGTTTACTTGGCATTATCTATTCCCCCCTTAGCTAGCTGTCTTCTCGACGATTGCAAATGCTGAAGCCTCTGCAATAGCGAAACCACGGCGAACACGAGTCTTTAGTAAGACACCGTCTTTAGAGAAGTCTGCATCACGAGAGATTGCTGACTCTACTCCACCACGAACACCATTGATCATCATATTGCGGTTACCAACAATAAGAAGTGGGTTACCTGTTGGCGCTGCTGTTGCTGCTGTAGATAAAGCTGCTCCGTATGAAACCACTAATGGATATCCAAATAGTGATCCTGGACGTGCTGACAATGGATCTGGAAGAACCAATTGTCCAGAAGCATCCTTCATGTTACGAACATGTGAAAGCATCTTTGGGTGAACAATGAATACTGTATTAGCAGCATCAAAGTACTTGCTTGATTCAGCTAAACCTAGAGCATTAGAAATATCTGCAAACTCTAAATCTCCAGCTGTTTGGATAATCTGTGAAGATCCAACTGGATTTGTGTAAACTGCACGATATAGAGATGTAAACGGTTGTCCGTCATCTCCGTCTGCTGCTGCATTTACTGCAAGACATGCGTTATCGAATTTACGAGCCCACTGTGAGGCCCATTCTCTCTTGTATGTGTTTAATGTATCTACTAGGGAATCATTGATATCTTCCTCAGAGATGTTGAAAATTTGTGCGTACTTCCGAGCAGTAAGAACTACCTCATCCAGAGTTGTATCTGAATTTGGAATGTCTACGCCTTCTGCAACGATGCTTGGAGCATCTGATACGAAGCGTGGAACGCCCTTAGTGCGGGAAGCCATATTCTCACGACGAGCAAATTGTTCTACTACAGAGTTAGCAAGAGTTGCTTGAATAGCAACCGATCCTTTTTCCTCTGGAATATAACCATTAGCTTCGGTAAGATCTGTACGACCTGCGGCCATGTTATTTCTCCTTTTAGTTATGTATTTGAATTTTGAACATATAATCGTCCGAATATATTAATCGCAATCCAAATGTCCATTTGGAGTTGCATAGGACTATTATACCGTACTTAACTATCTTAATACAGCTTTTGCTTGCAAATCGCTTGCAGTAAATACAACATCTATTGGTTTAGACATTGCTGAATCTGCTTTGCCACCTACAATTATTTTTGGATCAAACAATTCTGGGAAATCTGTCTTTAAAGTTTCAATTTGATCCTCTAAACCAGCAACCTCAAAATCATCTGTTAATTGCAATTGATCTGTTTTAAGATATTTCATTAATTTTTCACCATTTGCAAGACCTAAACTAGATAAACTTTTGAGAATTTTCTCATCCATTAATCTAGCTTGGGCTAATGATGTTTTATTTGTTAGTTCTGCTAATTGCTTTTCTAACTCTTCTTTTTCAAGACGAGTCTTCTTAGCTTCCGCTTTCGCCTTTTCCAAGGCTGAAAGTACGGCCTGTGGATCACGAATTTCGGTAGATGTACCTTCTACTTCGTTCTGTTCTTCCATTTGTTATGCTCCTTGTGATTGGTCTTCTTCGGCTGCTGCCTGTTGCAGAGCCATGTTGTTTGTATTTAAACCAGTTCCTGGTAATCCAACTTCTTGTTGGGCACTAGATGCATCTTCTATTAATTGAGCAATTTCTGGATCATATCCTAGCTCTAATAGAATTTGTTTTACTGGCAATCCTACAGATCTTTTACGAACTGCGATATCCCATTGGTCAAGAGAATCGATTGATTCTGGTGATTTCCAATCAATATCTATTTCAGCATTAATT